TGGTTCAATTCTAAACTGGTTTTCATCTAATGCAAACTCAACTTCGTCAAAACTTGTTGTTGCGCCATAACGGCCAACACGTACTGCCCATTCTTCATACAATTCTACACTGTCTTGATTTGCTGAACCTAGTTTATCAAATAGTTTTGTAATAGCATTTGATGTACCTTTGTCTTGAATAAATCCTTGATAAAACTTGTACTGACTTACATCATCGGTAATAATGTTACCAAGGTATTCACGCTTTTGATAGCCAATTAAATGCTGTGCAAGTCGTTGCTGTTCGCTGTCAAAGTTATCAGTGTCTAGGTCGTAAAAATCTGCAAACTGATTTGCTCTATAATCCCAGTTTGGCAATAACTGACTTGTTGGCTTACTGTTTAATCTATTCCAGTTTCCGTAAATAAAATCCTGTGTTCCACTGTGTGCAAACCTTGCTGAATAATAAAACTCTTTAAACTTTACAAGTTCTGCTGTTTTGTAATCTTTATAGCTTTCCCAAGTAGTAACTTTAGCATCATCGTAAATAAAACCTGGAATATTTAAACTACCATTCCAGTCATCTGTTCTATAACCTACTACATTCAAACGTTCTTGTCTGTAGCCAGTCTCCGGAACATATATTGTATCATTGAATACTGTTGTGTTGTCAATGAGTACAACATGTTCTTTTTGTATCAATGGCAACTTAATAAGGAAAATACCTTCTTCAACTGATTCAATATTAAACACATTAGTATTGTCTCTATAAATGCCCGAACGTGCTTTTGTAACTATATTTCCATTTTGATTAAGAACTGCAAGATCGTAATCGTTGTTATAAATGTCATCTACTACATAAAAATCTTTTTCAAATACAACACGATTAGCAGCAGGACTTAATGTCAGTGTACTACTGTTTGCCCAGTTTTGTGTTGTCCAGAATAAAAACTCTTTTGCTGCAAGCTGCCAGTTTTCTATTGCTTCTGTCGTTTTATTAAAATATTCAAACTGAAATCCTAAAGATTTCAAGTGTGTTTGATATCCTAATAAAAAGTCAACAACTTGTTGTAAGTCTAGTAATATTGTTCCATAGTCTAGTTTTACAGTTTTTGTTTGAAACGACTTTCTAAAATGTGCGCCCTTGCCGCCAGTTATTGGTAATTCAGGTAAAGGTATATACAAATCAGAATCAAAAGTGTTTCCAGTGTTGTGATTAACATTTACTCTGTAATATCTATTATTATATTCGACTATTTTTCCAGCAACAAGAAACTTGTCTTCTGACCACGAAATATAGCTTTCACTGATGCCGCCAACATTAACAAACGGATCGTTGTTATTTTCTATTGCAGGAAAATATTTAAAGTACGGCTGGTCTTTGTCGTATCCTGTAATTTTATAACCCTTGCTTGTTCTTTCAACAATAACGCCGCTGTATGTAACAATTTCTTGTGGGCTTGATGTTCTTAAAATAATATTATAGTTTTCAGCAGGTACAAAAATATTGCCTTTGTTTAAAGGAGTTTTACTGTCTAATACTAGCTTTAGTTTATTCTTTTCTGCAAATCCAGCAAGTTTAAATCCTAACTTGTTTGTTAGTCTTGTTAGGTTATCTACATATGTAGTATAAGGATACTGAGAATTTGAGTTAATATATTCACTGATATAGTTTACAAATCCGCCGCTGATATTAGTTCCTACTTTAGGAAATACCAAGTTTGCAGTATTAATTCTTTTTCCGGTTTGACTATAAACTAAGTTGCCTGCAACATCTCGTTGCATACGACTTCTGTCAAATCCAACACCCATAGTATGTGCAGGTTTTGTTAATATGGCTGCAATTATTAAACTGAATGGATATCCGCTGCTTCTTCTCCATGCAGTTTCTGTTGGTGCTTCGTCGCCAAACTTAAACAGTTGTTGGCTTTGTACAGAAAAGCTGAAGTTTGCAACATAACCACTTTCTAAAGGAGACAATAGTTGACCATTTTCAGTTACAGGAATATGATTTAACAAGTTGTGTCTTACATATTTTTTATTTCTTAACACTGTTTTACCTGGTTGTCTAATAACGCCGTTTTGTAAATCAGTCCATAGTATTAAGTTATCGCGAGTGTATGGTGCTGGTCCGTAAACTGTTTCCCACCAAGTTGGCTTTGTACCATACCCGAGCATTTCCCAAGGATGTGTGTGAGGACGATCAGTGTCAAACGCATGTCTATAAATGCCTCTCCAAAAACCCGGTACAGCTTCATTGCGATCATTTGTACTTCCATTATAGTTGTAAGTAAAAGGAGATCCTTGTACTACAAAATCATTTTTGGTATAATCGGATACTTTTGCAATACTTGTCCAATCAATAAAATCTTTGATTAAGATGTTGTTGATGTCAGCTGATGGTATTTTAGTATTTCTATCAACTCCGCCTACAATATCATTGATGTCAAAAATATCAGGATTGTATACTACTTTTATGTTGTTATAGATGCGCTTTTCTAGTTCTAAGATTAAATCATCTCTATAATCGTTGTATGCTAATGTAATACTGCCGTCATGTCCTCTTATAACATATACAGGAGTTGCATACGAAGTGTCATAAAACTTTTCAGGAGCATATGCAGGAAACATTCCTATTTTAGTAGGAGTAGGTGCTACAAAACTACCTTCAGTATTATCATATTCGTGTATAACTAAAACATCGCCATCGGTTAGAGTTGCACTTATATCAACAAAACCTGTGCCAGTAAATGTATAATCTACATTGTGTATTAGTTGTACATCATTTAGATATACATAAAGTGCTTTATTACTAATAGTAGTTGGACTAAACATATTACTCAATGCATACACTGTTAATCTACTATCTAAGATTTCGTATTCAATCTTTTTACTTCCGCCGGTGCCTACCATATCGGTACTGTAAAAAGGCATAGTTGAAGTTTTTGCACTGTTTAGTTCATTAAAAATAAAATCTACATAATCTTTTACTGTTCCTTGAAATGCACTTTCGGTAGCAACTTGAATAAACTGTCTTTTAAACTTAGTGTATTCATTTAACGCATATCTAATAGACTTGACTACATTTGCATTTTTGTTTACCAAATGATATAATGGTAAGTTAACTGGGCCACTATGCTGTACAAACTTTCTTCCATACTGTGAAAGTTTTCCTAAATCTCTAAGATTGCCAACACCTGGTTGCGCACCTGTAAATTCTTCTACTTCTGTAACAAGTCCTTCAACATGATCGTTTACTTCGCCTAGAGTAAACTCTGTGATGTTATCGTTGGACGGATTTCTTTCAAAGTTGTGTGGAATCTCATAATAACCGTTGTTGTTTTTATCAGCTGTGCTTTTAGTCTTAATGACAACAATGTCATTGAATCCTATATCTGTAGGAAGTACAACTTTACGAATATTGTTTTCATCTACAAATGTATAATCAACTTTATATTCGTTGTTGACATAAACTCGCACTGTTAAATCTGTTAGGGTTGCACTGTTATTATAAACATCAATAGGAAAGTTATTTAACAGCTCTTGCCCGGTAAACCTTCTTACTACATATTGTTGGCTTTTTACATTTGCACGTTGCCATGCGTTAGAATAAGAAATAACATTTTGATTAAACGATTGCAAATAGAAAATATCACTGCTTACAGTTTTAAAGGCACCTGAAACTTTGTACTGATATGTACTTTTCAGTAGTCCAAAATCAAAAACTATATCGCCAATGTTTACAAAGTTTTTATATGTAAGAGGAAATCCTAATTCGGCATCATTTGCGCCTTCGCCAATTCTATAACTAAACAGTCTGTTGCCTACAAAGTTTGTTGATTCGTAAACTGCATCGTCACCTAAACTATTACCACTGCTGTCAAACAAGTCAAACTTTGGTGCTTGATTTAATCCTATTTTATCTTGAGATAGTTTCCATTCAGTGCCGTTGTACCAATACATTTTACCAGCATTTTTTGTTCCGTCTTTGATTAATACTGTTTCGTTTAAAACTGGATTAGTATCTGTTGTTTCTATTAAACTTATTTGTCTGGTATTTGTGTGAGTAATAAACTTAACTTCGTATATTTTGCCATTTACAAAACTATCCGAGTCTGCTGTAAATAAAATACGCATGCCGTCAACTAAATCTATTCCATCGACATTATAACCAGCAGTACCTTCAATAGTACTGAATACATCTTTGGTAAATGTGTCAACTAGATCTACATTTAGTTTTGCTACATTACCGTGATTCCACAAACGCAAGTTTGCTTCAAACTCAATAATAGGACGTTTAGCTCTTGCATTTTGATCTAATACAACTGGTTGATTGTTGATTTCTGCACTTTTTTCAATAACTGATTTATGTGTCCAACGGTTGTATCGTGCCCATGCATTTCTACTAGAATCGCGTCTGTCCATACAAATATAATCTTTTGAACCTGCATAACTTCTTGCATCACTCCATGGAACACGATCAAATCCATTTGCATCAAATGGCACTTGTGTATCTTGTGTAAAGATAGCAGGAACTTCTAAGTTGCCAACTGGTACTAGGCTAATACTTTCGCCTACGCCTTCAACATAGTATAATCCTTGTTCGTAGCTTGCAGGTGTAACATTACCCTGAAAGTAAACTTTCATTCCATTAGAAAGATCCCAACCGTCTACAGTTGTATATGTTTTCTTTCCGATGATTTCTTCACCTACATCAATAGCAGTATTTTCTTCAATATCAAAAATGTTAAATGCGCCGCTGTTGTTAATGTCAAGCTGGCTTACATAATACAAGTTGTCAGGTGCATCACCCGGAACAGTAAATTCAAGTACACCGTTTTCAATAAATCCTGTTTCTAAATAATCAGAACTATTAACAAGAGAATCATCTAACTGATCATGTATTAGTGTAACACCTTCTTGATACAGTGTACTAACTAAGGTACTATCTTTTGAATATTCAACTTTTTTCTGCCTGGCAGTTGCAATACTAATAGGATGACCAGGAACATTGACTTCAAATCTGTATGTCTGACCTCTATACAACTTAATACTTTTATTTCGTGTTATACCATCTGGTGAAATAATATATGCAGTATTGTTATCATCTACTACTGTTTCAATAGTAAATGTACTAGTTACTGCCAGCCCTTGTCCTCTTACAGGAACGTCTTGCGGGCCGTTTGGTAGCCAATAGTACTCTCTAAAGTTAGTAAACTTGTCAAAACTAATATGTGGGTTCCATGCATAAAACTCTTGCTCAAAAAGTTTATTATGATTGACTGTGTTGCCGCCAAACGCTGAAATTTGTCCTAAAACATCTAAGTAGTCGGCATCAAATTCTACATTTTCAATATCGTCTTGTACAATAGCATATGGCTCAAGCTGATAATCTTCTCTAAGTGCGTTAATATCACTGATGTAATTGTCATCAATGGTTACTGCTTTTGCTTCTCTACGTCCTACAAATCCATTTATTTTTTCGACAACGCCCGGATTGGTTAATTGATCAACTGTGCTTCCAAGGAACTTTTTGTTTGCATTAGTTCTAAAATATCTTGGCAGTAATGAAGCTGATGTTCTTTTTACATTGGAGTTTCCTGGAACAGGATATTCGTTTTGATCATCGTTGTATGCCATTAGTAACTATTTCCTTCGGTAATGGTCGTTGTTGAAGTGCTAGAACTTTGCACTCCTGTATTTAATACATCGTCACTGGTGATAACTTTTGCTGTTGCTTTAAGTCTTGATGCTGTAATGCCGTCTATAATTTCAATATCGCTAACAGTAGCACTGCTAATTAATATTTCATCATTTTCGCTTTTTAGTTCGTACAAACTTCCAAACGATTGTGTTTCGCTTTTTGGTACAAGAACAATACTACTAACATCAGGCGCAACTTGCTTCATTATATATGCTGCTAATTCACTAAAATAAAATGTTTCGCCAAAGTCCCAGTTTTCTAATGCAAAGAATTCATTGATACTGTCAATAACTCTTGATTTAATATCGTTGTCATTTACTACACGGTTTGCATTCTTTACTATTTTAAATGTTGCTTGTACATCTGTATCACTCTTTGAACCAAACAATGATTTATACTTTACCGGATGGTAAACTATTTCATCGCTTATTGATTTAATCTTATTAATAGACGATCCAAAGTCTAAGAACAATGAATCACTACTAGGTGCCAACGGCATAACTGCATTGTCGCCTCTTAGATACTTTCTATATTCAATATCGTATGTTTTTGTTAATAGATACAAATCAATAATATTACTACTACTTGGATCGATACGACGATTTTCCGCAGCCGCATGTCTGTAATCAAATCTAATACTATCTCTACCAGTATATGCTTTATAATCAATACATAACTCTAGTCCTGTTTGTGTAGAATTAAACTTTTTAAATACACTTGTACTACTAATATAGAATATTGTTGCAGCATCATAAGAACTATACGAGCCGATAGCTGCTTCAGTTGTTTTAACTTGAATCTTTTCTGTTACTGCACTAATGTATTCAAATGTTTCTGTGTTGTTTTTCATAAACTTTTTAGCAAAAATATATTTTGTATCAGGAAGGTTTGTGGGTGCTACTACATTTGTAAACAAATCTGGATCATCTATTACTCCATCGGCATCGCTGTCAATAAATCCTATTTCTAGTTTTTTACTGTCTACATAACCTTCGGCTGTTCTATATTCTTTAACAACTTGCCATTTCCAATCTTGATTAAATGGCGTTAATACATCTGGCTGATTGTTGTTACTTAAAATACTGATTGTATCTGTTACAATCTTTCCTATTTTACTATCATAGATTCTGTCGTTGCCATCAAAATAGAAACGTATTTGTTTATCGCTTTCAAATACATATCTAACAGCACGACTGGTTACTGTATATGTTTCGCCATTTGTTTCAAATAGGAATATCCAACTAGCATCTTGGTTTGTACCTGTAGCATCGCCAGTTTTACCTGTGTTAAATGCACTAGTTTTATTAAGATTGCTGTTTGTAATAACTTTCCAGTTGGTTGTTTCTACATCATAACGTAAACCAAATGTTTTAAATGCAAATACCTGATCTACCATTTGAGACAATGTATCATTAACAATATTATTGTTTAATACTGGAATAATTTCAACAAGTTTACTGTTAGAAGGCACTTCTTCATTTAATATAACAGGACCTAATGTGCTATTAATTTGTGGTATTGTTCCGTTTTCAAATACACTTATAACTTTTGTCCAGATATATTCTTTATCGCCAAGTTTGGAAACTGCACCGAGTACAAGTTGATTGTCTTTGTCATAGTGATATCCAGAAGGTGGAGTAAACTTAATCAAACTGCCCGGGCTTACATTTCGCATAGTTGTTGCTGTAAAGCTAGACACTGCTTCTGGAATATTAAATTGATCTTTAAAAAGCCCAGTACTTTGATTGGTGTCATTTGTTGTTGCAGACCAAGTATAGTTTAGTTCTGCAATACTTGTATTCCTGTTAAAGTTTTTATAATAAAAGTTTTTTGTTTGTGTATCTTTGATTATAGATAAAACTTGATTATTAATAGTTGCTTCAATGTCTGTTTTTGAAGTAAAATCAAAACTAAACTTATTTGTTAAATTTTCTGTAAAAATACTTCCGTCGTCACCAAACATTAAAGTATTACTATACTTTCCTGTTGCATCTCTTAGATCATAATAACGACTTATGCCACTACTGGTTCTGTTTATACTTTTAGTTTTAATGATTTGCTGACTTACACCTAATGGTCCAATGTTATAATCTTCGCCTGTGATCAAACGATTCTGAGTATAATATGTACTCGGTGCATTTGTTTTAATACTTTCATTAGATTCTGCACTATCTGCATTTGAAACAACTGTTTGTAGTTCTAAAACAATATTAAGTGTTTCTGCAGAGTTGTTTTTACTAAGATATGGTACTTGTATTTGTATGCCTGTTAAATCAGCAGGATTAATATTAAACTGTGAATTAGCACTTGTTCTGTAATATACTTTAAAGTTGCCTTTTGGTAGAGTACCAAATGTACCATCACTAAAGATAAGACTTATTCTATCATTAACACGACTTAATACACTGTATAAATCACGAATGCCTTTGGTAACACTATTATAAACAATATTGTTGCCTTCGACATTTTCTACTTTTTCCCATAGTGTATCTTCATTGCCGTTGCTGTCTAACTTATAAAGCCAAACATCACTGTTGTTGATATTATCACTATCAATATTTACTGTTGTGTTAGGAACAGGATTAGTTACTGCAAAAGTATTACTTTGTAATGTTCCTTGTCTAAAGTGCATAAAGAATCCACTGTTTGAACTGCCTGCGCCCTGTCCATTGTCTCTATAAAGAAACGCTAGTTTATTTCCAGGAAATGGCTCTTCTTCGTAAATGCTGTTAGTGTCAGTGTTAACACCTGTACTAACTATTTCAAACTTACGAGAACTATTGTCAATAGTTTTTGTAAAACTATACAAGGGCAGGTCTGTATTTCTTGCACTAAATCTATATTGCTCAGTTGTTACGCCGTCAATAGTAGATTTTTTAACAGGACGACCAAATGTTGCATTTGCAGGCAATGATGCATTTAAGATCTTAATAAACTGTTCGTACCAATCCGAATTAGTAGGATCATTCCATATGATAGACTGATTAGACAAGTTGTTGTTGTTTGCATCTACTACATCTTCTGTTGTGCTAACACTTTCAATCTTTAACAATCCGTTTGCTGGAATGTTTCTGTTTGGATTATAACTAATAAGTCTTGCTAGACGGAGAATACTTTCTCTACGTTCTGCTGTTTCGATATAGTTTTCTCTTGCATTTAAATCTGTGCGGAAAGCGAGGTTTTGACCTAAAAATGCAATCATATCAATGAGCGCAAGATATTCACTTGACTCAATGTAATCATTGAAGTCTTCTGGATAGTTTTCTCTAATGTAACTGATCATAGTTCTACGTAAATTGTCAAAGTCGTAACTTTGGAAATCTGCATATCTAAAACTTTGATATATTGTCTTCCAGTCTTCTGCTAGTAGCAGTCTGTTTTGCCTGTCTGTCGTTGACATTCGCCGTTCCTCACTTCTATACTATATTTACCTGATGTAAAAAACTGCGTACTTTAAATTAGACCATTGGTCTGATCAAACTTAATGCGCATACTTTCGCTAATACTGTAAGGAAGATAAGTCAAGGAACAGTCTATTTGTATGCCGCTTTCGTAAGAATCGACAATAATACTATTGACTGATACTCGTGGATCGTAATTTATAATTTCAGTTATGTCTTCTATGATAAGTTGTTTTAGATCATCTGTGAATGGTTCAAATAGGATATCCCAAATAATAGTACCAAACGTAGGATCACTTAGTTTTTCGCCTTGGCGGATATGAAAATGATTTATGATATCTTGTTTGATTAGCTGAATATCGTATAAGTTAAACCCGTTGGGATTAGCTACTGTGCTTATGCCGCGATATTGCTTAGATACAACTGGTGATTGATCTTTTCCTAATCCGGATACTGTAATATTCTTGTAAAGTGATTTTTCATTTGCGGCCATACTGTATTTATCCTGCTCGTAATGCAGCAAATGCCGACTGGCTCTCTGCTGGCAATTTTAATAATTCAACTGATTGAGTTTCAGGTGTTAATGCTGTTAGCCTATCAAATTCTGTTGAACGCATTGTAAATACTTGTCCATTTACTACAACGCCTAGTACTGTTTCTTCTTCTACTTGTTGCTGGATGCTTATACCGTATAAGTTGTTCTTTTTAACCAATCTAGTACCAAACTGTTTTGCACATTTTTTACAGGCTGATGCCATATCAGCAAAGGCAGTATCGTTTGTGGTTTTAAAAGTTTTTCTATCTATTTGTTTTGCTAAGTTAGCCATGTTGTTTAGTTGTGCTTGCGGATTGTCATTGAATGATATGTTATTTGCAATATTTTTTCCAACTGACGAAGATATTCTAGATTTATTTGTTAACTTGCCGACTAAGTTTGCGCCAACGTTGAATGCAGCATTAGATAATGCTCCTTTAAGATTAGGAGGCAATCCATTTAATGCACCTGTTAGGTTGTTAGTAAACTCACCTATGCCTTTTGTAAACTGACTAAACACTGGGCCTACGCCTGGTATGCTTGATATTGCTGTGCCTAATCCATTTGCAAGTTTTCCTGCCATATCACCTAATGCGCCAGACACTGCTCCTAATGCATTACCTAACGCACCGTCTATTGCTCCTAATGCACTACCTAATGCACCCGATAATCCTGTACTTGATAACAAGTTTCCCATTACACCCGGAAGGTTTCCTAATATGCCAGCAAGTCCGCCACCGATTAAACTACTTAATCCACCTTGCAATCCTTGCAAAAAGCTATCTTTCATTAGCTCAACTGTATTAGTAGTTGCGTCTATTATCTCTGTACGTAATGTCGATGGATTTTCTGCGTTTGTTGTTCCTGAATATGTATCTGTGCCTGGTGCACCTGTTTGAATAGTAACTCTGTCTGAAGCAACACCTGCTACGTTTCCGGATGCAAGTGTACTAGGTGAAACAAATCCTAAATTTTCAACAAATGCAGCAGGATTAGTAATACCCTGCAATGCACCGGCTGCACTTGCAAGAGGTCCTGCTAGTGCATTTCCAATCAACGCTCCTGCTGCGCCTTCGACCACGCCTCTTAGATTACCTGAATTTAAACCGCCGACAATACCGCCTACTAATGCAACCGTTGGCAATGGTGCTCCTGCTGCAATCTGATTTATCCCAGCAGCACCTTGTGATATTGATTCTCTTATAATAGGTGGCAAGAGTTGTGAATTATCTATTCTAAATGCTGTCATGGTGTGCTCCTATTAGTATTTATTATAGATCGTTTATAGGAGTTCTGTCAGTGTGTACTGGACGTTCTTCCATGTGTATATCTTGGCTTTCTGTATCAACTGCTTCTGTTTTATCAGGAGCTGTTTCAAGTGGGTTCCAGTTTTCGTGCCCTTGCCACGGTTCGTGCTGCGGAACTCGTTGCGGAAACTTTGCTTTAACTGCATCTGCTGCTGCTTCTGCTGCTGGGCCGTTGAGATTAATATCACCACCGGAGATTGTTGTGTTTGCTGCACCGATCGAAAAGTCTCCTCCGGCAGTATTTTTAAAGGCACCGCCACTTTTGGCATTGATCTCTCCGCCGGCTGAAATATTGCCGTTAGCACCTACTTTTATTTCTAAGTTAACTGCTGCACTTTGGTATATACTACCATTTACAATCATGTTAATGTTTCTACCAGCCTCAAAGTTAATATCTCTGTCTGCTACAAAGTTAAAATCTGTTTCTGTGTGAAAACTAATACTATCCTTTGCATAAACATCAAGTTTTCCGTTGCTGGTCATTTCAATCCATGCAGTTCCTTGACTATTATTAATATAAATTAAGTCTTCGCTGGTGTTAATCATTATTTGTGCACCAGTTCTAGTTCTAAATCTGATCATTTCATTTGCAGGTCTAGTAACATCGCCTCCGGCTTCACTTGCTTCTTTATTCAAGTATTTGTAAGGAGTATCAGAAGGCGAACCTTCTCTTATCAGTTTATCATCGCCGTCGTCAATAACAAAACTACTGCTTCCTAAGCGATTTGTATGAACAGTTGCTTGACTTTCTTTTAATCCAATTCTACCTTGTGGAGATCCGCCTCTTTTATCAACAGGTCCAGGACTACTGATTCCAATAACTGCACTAGGATACTCACGCTGAGCACTACTAGTTGTTATACCTCTAATATCGTCTTCAACTAAACCTTGTTCTTGTAACTGTGCTAAAAAATCATCATTAACTGGTCTTTTATATTTTACAGGATTGTTTGTTTGTGCTTTTGTTGTTTTTTTATTGTATTCACCGGCTGGTAGTTTTTTACCCTTTAACTCTGTTGGAATATTGCCTGGTGTAAGCTGTTCTGTTGCAGGCTGTCCGCCTGGTAGCATAAATGTCATGCCTCTTTCTGGTACACACCCAAACCAATATCCAAACTCCCTGCTTCCTTCAACAAATGTACACAATACCAATGTTCCCGGATCAGGTGGCACTGCCCAAAAGCCATAGCTTTTTTGTGTATTTGAATAAGTGTCGTTTTTTCCTAAATGCTGTGCTCCAGTAACACCATAAAACGGACTTGCATAATAAACAATAGAAGTTTGTCCTAGTGTTTCGCCTGCTCCGCCTGCATCGCTTATCTTTAATAGCTCAACTTCCAGTGCACCTAAGTATAACGGATCGGCGTGTTTAATAACTCGGGCCAAATACGGGCCAGCATTACTAGTTGTTTGTCCGTTGTCTACTGACCTAGACTGTTCTGGTTTGATTTGTCCTGTTTGATTTACCATTTGATATCCTTAGTTAAATCCAGTGTTTAGTTGATCGCCAGGGCCAGCATCTTTAACTTTAAATGCCTGATCACGTGTTCCGGCAGTATTAGTATCTTCTGGTTGACCTCTGCGTCTTAATAATGTAAGTTCTTGTGTAAACTTTCCTCGTTGAATACGGTTTTCAATAGCTGTTACTCTATATAATCCACTAAACTGCGTAACTGGTACTGTATCTTCAGGAAATATCATTCCGCCTGTGTTAGGATCGTAGTCAATGGGTGTTCTAAAGTTTAAAATAACATCTGACTCGCTGCGTTGATAATCTATTTGACCGCTTGCAGTACTATTTAAATCTCCTGCTGCATCTGACCAGTTGCCCATGCCACTGTCTACAATAAAATATGGATCTCCGAGTATTGTTAATCTTACTTCTACAAGATCCATACTACCACTTCCTAGTATTTGATCATGGAACTGTCTAGCCCACCGTATTTTACTGTTGTCAATGCCGGCGCCACCGCCGCCTTGTGTACTCATTGCAGGACCAAATGCTTGTGTTGCCAATCCTGTAGCACTATTTGATCCAGACGGAGCAATAGTTAGTCCTAGCTGTTCCGGAGTTTGTTGTAATACTTTGAACTGTGTTCCTCCAGTTTTTGCATCTAAACTGCCTTGAGATACATCAGGCTGAATAAACTGAAAGAACGATGCTCTAAAGTTTATATCAAAGTCAATAATATCAGTGTTTGCGCCAGAGTATATATAGTTGTATTCTTTTTTTGCTTTGTCTCTTAGTGAACTATACGATATACCAGCTTGTCCTGGGTTTTGCATGTGACTACTATGAACTAGATACTCTACAACTTTGTAATGTGTTACTGTTGCATCAGTGCCAAACACATTTTCTTGTGTTGAGTTGGGTTTTAAATATGATTCTGCATCAATTCTAAACATTGGAATCATACCGTTTTCATCAGGTGCTCGATCTTTTATTTCTTTGCCCCAAGTACTTGACAAAATAACATCTTCAATGATTTTTACCATCGAAGTTCCTTTGCTGTAACTAAAAACTCGCTCGTCATTGCTTATTGTATTCTTGGCTCTAGTGAATACTTTGTTTTTACTATCGTAAACTTGGCCCGTTTGTGCCATTGGTACTGTGCCGCTTTCTTCAAACCCATCAATAATCCTTGCGCTGCCAATTGGATTTAAACTACCTGGATCTTGTGCTGTACTTGACAACTGTTCACCTATGGAACTTTTAGTTAATATCTGTCCTGTTATCATACTTAGGAAAGATTCAAAGTTTTGTGGTGCTTGAGATCCTAAGAATCCACTTATACTTTCAAACAATCCTTGTACATTTCCTGTTTTAAAGTTAGCAAGCATTCCGCCAAGACTTTTATCCAATCCGCCGGCTAGTCCACCTAACAACCCGCCTGCTGCACCTCCTAGCCCGCCTAACGAGCCGCCTAATGCGCCTGCTACTGCTCCTGCTGCACTGTTTTGAAAACTATTCTTTAGACTGTTGCCATTTGCAAGGCCGCCTATAACACCTCCTACTACTCCAGCTGCTACTGCACCAAAAATACCATTGCTTCTGCCGCCTCCACTGCCTCCACTGCTTCCACTTGACTTTGTAGTAGCGGCGCCTCCGGTTGTATTTGCTTGTCTAGCAGGATTAACATCTGTTGCAATATCGTTTGGAAATGTAATAA